AACGTTTAGAGGTAATGAAGGAGAGTTTAGAAATAAACAACATAAGACAAGGTGTAATTGATACATTAAATCTAAATATAATTGAGCTTACTGCGTATATAAAGGATATAGAAGAGAATAATTCATTGAATTTTTATATACTGGAAAGCGTGGATTTAATTGAGAAATATAAAAATATTTTGAATGCTCCTATGAAGATAAGTTTTGTGGGCAAAAGTTCAAAAAATAATAAAGAGAAGCAAACAATCATTAACGCATATTTAGAAGTTGCTGCAAAGTACATAGATTTGAATATAAATGTAGAAAAGAAGGAGAAAATCATATGCAAAAATTGCAACGGAAAGGAATTTGACATAGATGACAATACAAATATTTACATATGTTTGAACTGTTCAGCCCAGCAATTGATCTTGAAAAACATTTCTTCTTATAGAGACATAAATCGTATTAACATTTCAACGAAATATCTCTATGATCGAAAAATTCACTTCCGTGACTGTATTAAGCAGTACCAAGGCAAGCAGAATAGCACGATCCCTAAGGAGATTTACGACAAGCTAGAGGAGCAATTTGAATTGCATCATTTGCTTGAGGGGGATAAGAATTCGCCTAAGGAAGTGAGGTTCAAAAATATCACAAAGGAGCATGTGAATATCTTTTTGAAAGAGCTGGGTTTCACTAAGCATTATGAAAATAATAACTTGATTCATTATAATATCACGGGTAAGAAGCCGGACGATATAGGATATCTTGAAGATAAATTGTTGAACGATTTTGATTTATTGACGGAAGCGTATGATAAAAAATATAAACATCTAGACCGCAAGAACTTCATAAATACACAATATGTGTTGTACCAGCTACTTGTTAAGCATCGTCATCCGTGTAATAAAGAAGACTTCTCGATTCTGAAAACGATTGATAGAAAGCACTTTCACGATGAAATATGCCGTGTTTTATTCGTTGATTGCGGGTGGACTTTCGTGTCATTTTGGTAAGATTGGTATTTTAGGTGCATTTTGTGGGGTGAATTATCTAAACGCTTAGGAAATGAAAGGTCGTTTAGAATCAAATTCTGAATATATTTTTGGACGAAATATATTCAGATTTAAAGAAATGCGACCTTTTCAAATAAAAAATGAAAAACGAAACGGAAATTATTGAATTTGTCATTGAATTATCTGACGAAGAAGAGAAAGAGGATATGTTTAGACATGAAGAAGAGAAAGATGATGTGAACGACGAAGAATTGATTGTATACAATGACAATCCCCTAAAAAAGGATTATTTCATTGGACACAAAATTGCAAAGTTGATAGGATATATAAATACTAAGGATGCCATTTCTAAGAACGTAAAAGACGAGAATAAAATTTATTTTAGAGATTATGATGGAAAAAAGGAGCCTAAACTTAAATCAAACATTGTGTTGATAACCAGGGATGGAATTGAAGACTTATTAAAAATAAGAAAAGAAGTCAACGCAGATGCGATAGATATTCTTACTAAAATAAATATAGATGTTTCAATGTTTGCCGGTGAAGAAGATGATGAAGGTGATGATGAAGATGAAGGAGAAGAAGAAGAAGAAGGTGAATTGACTATGTATTCATATATAAATAATGGATATTGTTTTGAATATTTTGTAGGATATGAAATAACTGCTTTATTGGGTTATAAAAATACAGTTCAAACACTGGTTAATGTTTCAAAACAGAACAAACTTGAATTCCGAGATTATCCTGGGGTAAAAGAACCCAAACTGGATCCTAAAACTATTCTAATCAATAGAGACGGAGCTATTGAAATCCTTCTAAAGACTCGGAAGCGTCTATCCCCGGATGTTGTACACATTCTCAAGGAATTTCATATTGAAACGACAAATAAAAAATGTCTTAGCAAGGAGCAGCAATCACTTTCGGCTATCACAGATGTTTTCAAGACAGATAAGTTTGCTGACCAGTATCCAGTTGGAAAGTATTATTTAGATCTCTATTTCACAGATTACAAGATAGTTGTAGAGTGCGATGAGAAAGGACACGCTGACCGAAAACCATACCTTGAAAGAGAACGAATGGATTTCGTCAATGAAAAGCTAGGAATAACAGATTCTAATTGGATTCGCTTCAATCCCGATGAATATGGATTTGATGTATCGGTTGTTAACGCAAAAATCCATAGGAAGATGGATGAAATCAAAGAGGAAGAACATAGACGAATATTGGATGAAGAAATCAGAAAGAAAGAGGAAGAAATCAAAAAGAAAGACGAAGAGATCAAAAAAATAATGGAGAGCAAAGCCGTTGTAAAGAAAGAAGGTAGAAGAACATGCAAGGACTGTAAAGTTGAACAGGATATATCTGAATTTAGTCCGTTCGGAACTGGTAACGCTACTTGCTGTAAAAAATGTTCTTTATTAGCAGGTATTGGTAATGAAAAACCAGTAAATCAATATGACCTTGATGGGAAATTCATAAGAAGGTTCGTTAGTGCAGTTGAGGCTGAGAAGATGACTGGTTTTAGAGCGAAAAATATAAGACGAAATTGCAGAGGAGTGATCAAGACAACTAAAAATTATATTTGGCGATATGTGGAGGATATTAAGAAAGAAAAGGAATCTGCGAAAACAAAGGCAGACGAAACGCCGAAGGAAATAGAGGATGAACATGAATATGAGATAGAGGAAAGTGACAAGGAAGAAAGTGAAAAGGAAGAAGAAAGTGAAAAGGAAGAATGCATTAAAGTAAAAATCAATTCAGTAATCAAAACAGTTGCGCAATACAATCTGGATGGGACATTTTTGAAAACTCACATATCTGGGCATGAAGCGGCAAGAGAATTAGAAGTAACTCCGGCAAGTATTTATGGTGCGATTCGTAATAATTTTGTTTGCAAAAACTATTTATGGCGTTATGTAGAGAATGATGAGATCATAAAAAAGATTGATGAAGTAACACCGCATAGAAAATACATGAAGAAAGTGAATGTTTATAAAGATGGGAAACTGTACAAAGAATTTCTGAGTATACAAGCAGCAGCTGATGGAATGAAAGTAAACAAATCCATGGTCCGAAAATTCCTCGGAGGAAAGAAGGATGAGAAATTGAATTTGGAATGGAGATTCGCATAAATACAATTATATTTTTTAACCACATTTCTGGTTAAAAAAAAATATATTTTCTATTTCTATCAATAATATCGTTCAGCCTTGTATTCAACTGGAACTCCGTTTATGTGACCTCCGATTAAAATGTCTATATCAAATATGAATATAATATGATCTTCATTTTCGATTCCAATGCATATCACATCGTAAGGAAATAAATTGCCTTTGAAAGGTGACAATGAAAAACCGTACTCACATCCATTGTCTATCTTTATGGATGTTACTAAAGGTTGGGAAATCTGTTGTCTCATGCTATATCCGACTTCACTTAAACAGGCAACATCAAGAAGAAATTCATGATCATTTGATTCATTTTCATAATTTTGTTCAATTAAGAACTTTTTTAATTCCCCTATTTTATGTTTTATTCTTTTTTCAACACCAACAGAAATTTGTTGTGAATTCTTAACTTTATCAAATAGTTTTCTAGCATATTCGGTTGCATCGGCGTTGTTCATTTTCTGTAATTTTTTTTGAAAATAAAAATTCTTTTTTTCAATTTTTTTTTTAACCGCGTCTGGTTAAAAAAAATAAAGGTTATGTATATATTTAGAAGCATTTCATGATGTAAGCCAAAACATAGAAAGGAGGAAGGTTGTTGTGAGGTAAACTTCCACCAGTGTTATTTATAGTTATACCAGTTGTGTTTGTGCCTGTATTAGCAAGAATATCTAAATCATCAGCCGCTGTTTGAGTAGCAAATGCATTATCTGTATTTTGATTATTTGTATTTTGATATACACTATGAACGTGTCCAGGATCTGTTACTCCATGGTTATGAGAAGGCATTTCATTTACAGTCAATGAGTGTAAAACTTCTCCTCCGATCTTGCCAACCACCCCAGAAAGCTCTTCTCCAACTCTAGCACCTGTGTCCAAATTAGTATTACCACCATTTATAGATGATCCGTTAACACCATTTTCAACACCATTATTATAACCGAGAATAAATCGTCCACGAAGATCGGGTGTAGTAACTCCATTTAGAGAATTTCCATCACATAATCTCCATCCTTTCGGTATGTTTGATTGGTCACCACCCCACATGATAATAGATCTTTTTGGAAGGGTATCACCTGAACTAGATTTAATAAACCATTGACCATCATAACTAATCAACGAAACACCTTCGGAAAACCAAACATTTCTAAAAGATGAAAACCCGTTATAAATATTTTTTTGAAGAATCATTAAGCATACATTTTCGCGATAGCCATTGTTTTCGTTGTTATTTATAATAACGATTGATTTCTCAGTTCCATTGGGGATATAGGCATTATTCTCTAAGTAAAGCTCTTTACCGAATCTTTGAGTGCCGTCATTAATAATACCGTAACGATTATATTTGACCAAGAAAATATCATAAGTTTCACCTTCGCTGTAATTATTGATCTGACCGGCGACGTCTGCATTAGGATCCATTCCCAAAGTCCATCCTTGATAAACATTTACGAAATCTGTATTGAATTCTCCACCAAGATATACGTGTCCATCACCAGTTGCTGCAACACTATTATTCATGTCTTGATTAGATCCAGAGACTTTGCTACACCACATCAAATAACCATCTGTATTATATTTAACTAGGTATGAAGTTTTTATTGAAGCTGACAAATTGGCGTATGATGATGGAGAGTCTCCGTTTTGTCCACTATTGTATAAAGAAATAGTACCTTCGTTTTCACCCAAATAAGAACCAGCCAAATAGACACTATTTTCGCTAATACCTTGTATAAATCTATTATCAACACAAATAGAGGGACCACTTGAGTATCCAGATACGAAACTATACCATTGAATTATACCGTTTTTATTATATTTTGCGAAAAATGTATTATATGTTGTACCAGTTGATGGAATTCCAATATTAAATCTGATATCATCTTCATTTCTAGTATCATAAATATATGCGGATGCGCCTGATATCTGAGCAGATAAATAATAATTTCCATAAGAATCAATTGTGCTATTAGGTTGAAAGATTTGTCCTGACGAGCCATCCCCTGAATTAGATCCCAATCTATTCGTCCACAAACATTTTCCGTTGGTGTCATATTTGACAGTGAAAAGACTTAAAGCCGAGTTGGGAACTTTGGTAATGTCTTTGAGATATCTAGTTGTATTATTTTGAAGACGTTCATAAACAGAAACCGTTCCATTTTGTGTGGCAGAAACGATAACATTCCCATCATTATCACAAGATAAGGCAATATTGTCATTGCTAGTTTCAACTCCATCTCCGGGATCAGTTTCAATTCCATCGGAAATATAAGTTCTCCAAAGATACTTGCCAGTTTTGTCAAATTTAACAACAAAAACTGCGTCTCCAACGGTAATTTCATCACTAACAGAATCTGATGTGTCCCATATTTCTACTCCAGTACTATCCAAAATGAATCCAGTAATGTAAACATTACCATTTTTATCAGCGACAGCATTTGAACCATTTGTTCCTTCATTTGCAGAGCGTCCTTTAATTCTTACATCCCATAAATACAATCCCTCTTTGTCGTATTTAATAACTATTGTACCACTATTTGTTAAACTAACGGTTTTCATAGGTGAGCTATCTGGATTTTTCGTATCATAAATAAGAATGTTGGTAGTGGCTTCATCATCTGTTTTTACAATTGTGACATAACTATTACCTTCGGCGTCGGTATAAATATTTGGCTTTCCTGCAAAATTAGAGTTAGAGTCGAAACCGATTCTGGAAATCCACTGAATGTTCCCGTTCGCAAGATACTTAGCTAGACCAATATCTCTATATGTAGATGATTTTGGGATGCTATCATCTGAATTGTTAGAAAAATGTTCAAAATAAACGGTGGCGCTGTCAAAACTAAACAAAACATAAAGATTATTATATTTATCAGTGCTTAAACGAACATTTCGTTCATCACCATCACCGGCAATTCTAGTCATCCAAGATGCATCATTCAAATCGTCGTAATCTAGGATACTCAATTTAGTATTGACATAAGATATATCTAGATCATTGCTGATGCTGATTTGCTCAGTTTGAACTTTAGGAATCCATTTGCCATCATGACTTACTAAATCTAAACAATCAGTAAGTGTGATATTTCTTCTTACACTGTAACCGAAACCAGAAGACAATGGTTCTAAAATTTGGCAGTTAACAGGACCATTATTTGTATTATTTGTAATGACAATGGATTTTTCAAAAGCGTTAGGCATATTGGGGACATCTTCTAGATAAATGTCACAATGAATGTTATTATTAATTAATCCGTATCTATTGTATTTAATTAAGAAACAGTCCATATTCCCTGTGTTATTTAAAACTGCAACAGGTTCATCATTATGACCGTTAGTTGAAACATCCCAGATTTCTATATCTGTGCTATAATGAGAACCACTTATATAAACATGACCAGTTCTATCTGCTCTAACACAAGCTGGTAAAATGCCAGTAATATTACCTTCTTCAATCTCAGAATATCCAGCAGCAGTTGTTGCCCATTGAAAGTTGCCATCGGAATCATACTTGGCAAGAATGGAATGTGTTGTGGTATTATCAATCCAATAATCTTTAGAAGGTAAAGTATAAGCAATATTTAGATTTGATTTTGCATTGTAGAAATTGAACCCACCTCTGTAGTCATCTATAAAACCATTAAAATGAATGTAAATGTTGGGATTGTTCTGTCCGATTATATATTGGTTATCGCAAGTAATGACTGGACTAATTGTTATATCGAAATCATACTGATTATCGTTTACTTTGACGAAATTATTCCATTGGTAGACACCTCTGTGATTAAATTTAACAACGGAAACGAAACTATCTTTCAAAGATTCATTCTCATATGTATAAACAGGTTGTGCGGACGATTTTCTTGTGTCAAAAATTCCATAATTATAAACATACAAATTTGAAAAGCAAACATACAAGTTTCCATCCGCATCCACGCAACTCCCGGCCTCAACCGCACCAGTTAAAAAATCAGGGCCCTCGTCAGTATCAGCTTCTGTGAAGATGCCAGTATTCCATTGATAGATACCCATGCTATTGTATTTAACCGTGAATAATCCAGTTCCGTCATTTCCTCCAAAAATAATATTTTCAGGCTCATCACCATCTGGATTATAAATAAAAACTTGGGAGTAAAAACTTGAAGTCAAATAAAGATTTCCTAATGAGTCTGTGTTTAAATTGATTCTGAAAAACTTGATGTAATCGGGTGGTGCTATATGATTGTTTGGAACAAAACCTCCTTCTAAGTGGTTGAGCCATGTGAATTTTCCTCTATAATCAAATTTGCAAATGAAATAACAAGCGTATTCGCCATCTAAGAATCTATTGAATGTTTTACATGGAGTTTCATCACTCCCTGTGTCATATATACTGATAGTTTCACTGTCGAAATATCCAGAAACAAACAAGTTTCCTTCTAAATCTCCTGTTACACAAGCAGTTGAAGTAAAACTTTCATTTTCCAATGTAAATGCCTTCATGCGAATATTCCATTGAAATTCTCCTTTTGAATTGTATTTTAACAAAACAGTATTTGTTTCTGAATATTCAGACAGTGTTTTTGCTGGATACTGAACATTATTAACATCGTATATATTAATAGACTCCTCACCACCTTCATAGCTCTGCATAACTACAAAAACATCTCCGTTCCCATTTACAAAAATGGATGGTTCTTCTTTTGCGTAGTATCCTCCGACTCTTGTATACCATTGATTGACTCCAGCCGAATCATATTTAGTTATGAACAAGGATTGTTCTCCATCAAGTTGTAAACTTCCAACTGGGACATTTTGATTAGTGAAATCATAAATGCTGACTTCATCACTATCATAAACTCCGGCCATGTATACATTGTCATTCTTATCTAAATGAATTTGAGGATTCACTTCATATCCTTCACCGCCTATTTTAGTATAGAATGTATTTTGAAGATTTTGATAGTTTACAAAACTTGTCTTCGTATTAGTATCAATTACATCTAAATCATTGACATATTCATACTGATCAGAGATAATCTTCGGAATCCAAATTCCATCTTTTGTGATGAGTTCAATTACTTCTGTGATTAAAACATTTCGTCGGACGGAGTATCCATAATTTTCTTTCTTCATAATTTGAAGGTTGACGACTCCGTTATTATCATTATTGGTCAAAATAACTTCTTTGCAGAAACTGTCGGGAAGATCAGCATTGTCTTCAATGTATAAAAGCTTGGGATTAGAAGTATTGAGTAATCCATATCTATTGTATTTTATAATAAATACATCATCATCGTAATTATTATCTTGTTCATCTATTGTTAGAGTTGCCACAGGTTTATCATTATGTTGCGCATCGTAAATATTTAATAGACCTTCATATTCTCCCATTAAATAAACATGACCATCCTTATCAGCAACTATAGTTGCGTCATAAGTGTCATTACCAGTACTATTTGGAGCAGTAGCTGCTTTTGTAGCCCATGAAAGAATACCATCTTGATCATAACAAGCAATAAATATACTTTCTTCATCTTCTCCATCATATTCCTTTTCAGCCAAAGTATAAGCAATGTGTTTAATATCAGTTGAATTATAAAAATTTAATTTCCCATAATATGAGCCCGACAAATAAATATTAGAATTTTCATTACCTCTAATGAAACGATTGTCTATTGCAAGACATGGTTCATATTTACCATCAAAACCATCAACTGCAGTAAACCATTTAATAACACCTTCTTTGTCATACTTAACAATAACTAAACTTCGGTAGCCTTCCTTCAAAACGAAATCGTATTTTTCCGAAGTTTTGTTTTCAGTGTCATACAAATAAGTTCTTTCATCTTGAGACTCAAAACTTAAATAAATATTGCAATTGGAATCTATGATAGTATTCACGTCTGAACTATCATCATCATCTGAAACGACTTTAGTACACCAAATTACACTTCCGTTTGTATCAAATTTTATTAAAAATATATTATCATCACCATCTCCTCTTGTGTCGTAAGTTAGTTTTTCGTCCGGAATATTTGTTTTATTTAATGGATTGAAAACTTTCAAAAGTCCTTGGAAATTACCACTTAATATAACATTCCCTTCAATATCATTATCAACAAAGCATCTTTGACTCTCATCTGTTGTATTTGCCATTTCTACATGATTTATCCATTTAAACTTTCCGTCTTTATCAAACTTCATTGTCACAAAATTTACTGAGCTCAATCCTGTGTTATATTCATATATTGGTTGTGTATATTTAACATGTCCTGTGTGAAAATGATTTAAGATAACACAAAAAAAATCATCTGGTCTTGGAACATATTCTTCAGGGGTTTTATCATATATTTGAAGCCTTCTTCCACGTAAAGCGTGTGATAAAAATACATTTCCATTAACATCACATGAAATTCTGGGTAAAAATATATAATCATTTGAGTAAACACCGTTTACATGAACTGACCATAAAAACAAACCATTTGTATCATATTTTACAATAATGGAGCTATCAGTTGGCAAATCTGTTATCTGTTCAACCGGTTCAGTGTTGCTACTTGTGTCATAAATTGAAATATCATATTGATTCCCAATATCATCATTTCCAAAACAAACAACAATGTTTCCATCATTGTCACATACTAGAGAGGGATAATATTTATCATAGAACCCGCTAATACGTGTTGACCATTGATACTCACCTAAATGATTATACTTTACTATAACAATATTCTGTGAATTTATTTCTTCTTCTTCAACTACTTCAGCTACTTGTAAATCAGCAACTGGAATTTCAATGTTAGTAGAATCAAATACATCAGCAGATGAGCTATAAGATGCCAAAATTACATATAGGTTATTATTTGCATCAACGCATTTATTATTCTTAAAAACATTTTCATCTCTATAACCGCCTACTTTCATATAATATGTATTTGAAAGATTTCTATAATTAACAAAACTTGTATTTTTTTCAGTATTTATCACATCAGAGTCTTCAGTATAAGCAGATTGTAATATGTTAACTTGGTCATCAAAATAGATGACGGGATCTTTTTTACCAGTGGTGGTAATGTGACTTTTATTAATTCTAATGTCTCCAACAGAGAGCTCATTTGTAACAGAAAGATTTTTCATATTAATAACTTTGGATTGACGATACTTATTTAAATGTTCGTCTACTGTAACATTGGAATAATCCATCTTGAATGGGGTGTTTTTGGGTATAGTTGTCATTTTTTATTCTATTCAAGATAATAAAAAATCAACAAATTAAAGTCGTGTTTGTAATTAAAAAAATTGGAAAAATATATAAACTATTTTTGAAGGTTAAAACAGTCACTTTTTATTAAAAAAATGATTTTTAGATGAATTAGCAATCATAAACAATAAAAATGAATAGAAAGCCTTATTTACTAAGTGAATTTAGTCAAACTGTAAAGGATGGGAAATTGGCTATTGAAGTCCATTGTCCTCAATGTCCTAATTGTTTGAATGTTGATGGGAGATGGACATTAAAGCATCATAAAAAAGATTCTACTATCATAAGTGTTGTAAACTATGAAACATCAGGTTCTTTGATGAAATGCTTGTTTTGCGAAGAGGAATTTAAGTGGTCTTCTGGGAAATTTAATCTGTCTTCAGGAAATAATGTTAATCGCGGAACAATTTTAGCGATGTCTTGTGAAATGAAAAATGATGTGTTAGTCCCGATTGAATATTTTGAAAAGATGTTGGGTTTAGGCGATGATGTTTATATGTACTTGTAAAGAAATAGAGACTTATATACTTTGGATATTATGCATTTCTGTTAGCAAAATTGTTAACAGAAATTTAATTTAAATAAAAATATAAATAAAAACAAATGATTGAAAATGTTCATGTAATCGTTGTATGTCTGAATTATTCAGACTTTTTGAAAATCACATATAGAAAGAATATAAGATTTTTTAACCCCAAGAATTATCATGTTGTAATTGATCAAACAGATTCTGAGACAGTTAAGTTATGTAATGAATTGAATATTACTCATCATCATTTCAATGATTTCCACGTGAATGGATCCAAGTTCAATAAATCAGGCGCGATAAATATGGTTCAGCGTAAGTTACATGACTCTTTTCCAGACGATTGGATCTTATTGCTAGATGCTGATATTATCTTGCCTGATAATTTCGAGAAATTATTTAACGAAAATTGCAAGAACAAAGATGCGTTATATTCGTTAAAGCGTTATGATTATGAAAACGAGGATGATTATTACAATGATAACAAAGATGCGTTAGTTAAGTATACAGGTATAGATTTCATGGGTTTCATGCAGATGTATCATAGGAAGAAAGATTTATATGATGCGTTTTCAAAGGACGGATCTAATTGTGATACAATGTTCAGGGACAAATTCTTTTCTACACTGACGTATTTGGATGAAAATGAAATCTTGATTCATTTGGGGAAATGTAATGATAATTGTTTCGGACGAGTGACTAAGTTGTGGACGAGAGATGTACAATAACTGTCATTCCGATTTAAAAAAAAATAATTGATAAGCAAAATGAAAACAATAAAAACTTTTTGGATTTCAACACCCGATGGGCGATTTACAAATGTAGGTGATATTCTTACAAATTATTTATTGCATCCGTTTGGGATTAATGCCATTTATGAACAGAATAATCCTCAGTTGTATGGAGTAGGTTCAATTTTACACACTATAGACAGAAATACGACATCTTTAATTTGGAGTTCGGGAATGATGTATAACACTCACGAGTTGAAAACCAAATACGATCCCATCGCTTTAAGAGGTAAATTAACAGCAAAACAGTTTCTTAATGATACAACTAATACAGCTTTGGGAGATGGAGGTTTAATATTAGAAAGAATCTACAAACCAATGAATAAGGAATCCAAAAAGTATAAATTGGGCGTTTTCCCGAACTATGTTGATATTGTTAATATGAGAGATAATCCAATAGAAGATTTTAATATTTTCAATAATCCGGATACTATTCTTATTGATCCCAGAAATTATATAGAAACAGTTGTAAATCAATGTTGTTCTTGTGAAAATATTATTTCATCATCATTACATGGTGCAGTAATTTCTGATTCATACGGAATAAATAATTCCATTTTCGGATCAAGAGAAACTGATATCGCAATCCATAGAATGCAAGGTTCATTTAAGTTTAGAGATTACTATTCTATTTTTGACATTGATTTTAAATCTCCTGCTCTTTATTTGGATAATAATACAACATTTGAGGAAGCTATATCATCCTGTAAAACATTTAACAAACCAAATATTGAAAATGCAAAAGAACAGCTTGTGAAATCAATAGACAAAATAAAAAGTTATATATGAAGCCTTTTCTTAACTAAAGATATCTCTAATTTTTCCGGCTGCTACATCTAGTCCTTCAGCTTGGGCCAAAAAACTATATTTTCTTGATATGAAAATCCATACTATAGCCGAAATGAAACCTACAACTCCGAATATTATCATTAAAATGTAAATTATATAGGAATAGATATAATCAGTTTCAATGCTTGCGTCAGAAGGATTCTTTGGATCATAGTAAACTTTTATTTTATCGCTGTTGGAATATGTTTTTGTTGTATTGGTATTAATAGAAACCGTGTATTCTTTATTTTCAGCATCCTTGAATTTAACTTTGAAATTGCAGTTGTTTGTTGCATTTTTGTCGCCACTTGGTTTGCATTCAGAATCAGAGACGATTCCTTCAGCCTCTGTCATTTTTTGTTTTGGATTCAGGAGCGCAATCAATCCAATAACAAATATTATCAGACTGAAAAATATAATACCCGAAGCTTTTATGTAGACCATTGTTAATCCGAATTCTCTTAAATACTCACTATTATCAGATGCGAAAACTTTTACATTTTTGACGACGTCTTTTACGCCTTCTTTTGCATCACCATAGATTTCTCTTGCTAGACTTTTTTCTTCTTTGTTATTTCTGTTGTCCTTTTCGTTGTCGTTATCTTTGTAGCTTTCGGAATTTTCGTTTTCGTTCTGGTTTCCGTCTCTAAGAATTTTTCTTCTTGGCATATTATTTTTTATTATATGTAAACACAATTTATAATAAAAAAAATTACGATCTTCGCGAATATTTACGTCTCCTGTATTTTGACTTAGATTTGCGTTGTCGTTTTGATCTGGATCTTTTTTTCTTTCCGTCTTTTGTAGTTTTTTGTTTCTTTTCAGGCGGCTCTTTTTCATTGTCCGACGAGATATTCAATTCTCTTTTAAAATTATTCAATTCTTTTTTGAATTCTGAAAACTTTGTTAATAAATCCTCTATTTGTTTTTTTTCACGGTTAACCAATTCTTTAATTCCAACAGGGTTTTTCAAACTATCATCATCAAGTTTTAAATCCTCACGTAGTGATGTTTTATCTTTTTTGATAGGCTTTGGAGGAGAAGATATTAATGATGATACATCTTTATCTACATCTTCATCATCACTTATTATTTCCTCACTTGATTTATTTTCTTGTTTATGTTTCAAAATCTTATGTTTTCTTCTCAAATTATAATTCAGAATTTCAATATCCGTCAAGATCTCATTCATTTGTTCAATTAATTTATTGTGACGTTTATCATCTTCATCTTCCATTTTTATTTTTTATAAGAATGTTTTTTTTCAATAAAAAATTAATTCTAATTTCAATACTTGTGAATCAATCACATGTTCTTTTATTCACCAAGGATAATCTGAATATCTCCCTTTAATTACAATTTCATCTCCGTCATAAATATTGCAACATAATTTATATCTATCAAATCCATCATGACATTTTGAAGAATCACTTGAAGAGCATTTCTCATAGAATTTATAATAATCACCATCATGATATCTGTTTATAATTTTGTAAAAATGATTACAGAAAACTAGATAGTTGAAATTTGATTGTTTTGATACATGAACAATGTGACTAATTAATTCTAAAAAAATTGGATGTCTTGGTTTAGAGTATATGATGCCATTATAAATAGTATTGAAATGAATATATTCACTGCCTAAAACAACTGTTAATTTATTTGTATGAAATACAGAAGATACCGGTTTCAGAAATTCTGTTTTTATATCTGCATACAACCCTCCATTTATATACAAGTAACAATACCTAAATAGATCTGCTTTATGGGCTCCAATTGATAATCTATTAAATGCTTCCAACACTTCTTCTGGGTAATGCTCTTTAATAAAGTTAATGCAGTCTTCATCGTCAAAAATTACATGTTTAAAATCACTTGCATATTTTTTAATATTTTCAAAAACTTTTTCTGGTATTTTAGATTTGTCAGATATAGTTTGAACTAAAATTTTAGGAAAATATTCATCCTCATCATTGATTTTAATTTTTTCGCAAGGTATGAGTTTATAATAATCATGCGATAAAAAAAGAAAATAGTGTAAGTGAAATAAAATAATATAAACAATTGCAAGGAACAAAAGAATGCTTAAAATACATATAACAACCTTTGTCATTTATATTAATATAATAATATATTAATAAAAAAAATAATTCCATGAAATAAATATGTCTTTAAAGAACTACATTATGTGTTTTCTTATTATAATAATAGTATTTATTATACATGGTAAATATTTTAACAAGAAGAATGATAAGAATATGAAAATAATACAAAAAATTCATGACAACTTATTCTTTAATTTTGAGGGAAGCGGCGAAATTTCTGAAAGAATAGGGGTTTATAATAATTTAAATTCGGAGGATGTTGTTTTGGAAATTGGCGGTAATAAAGGAGGAGTTTCCGAAGTTATAGCATCCATATTAAAGAATCCATTGAATCTAGTAGTAGTTGAACCAAACAAAAGAAGTTGTCAATATCTTGATGAACTAATGACCAAAAAAAAAAGGATAATAAATATTTTTAATGGGGTAGTATGCGATGGTGTAAATAAACTAGAATGCTCTCAACCAGAAAGTTATGATGGATATTGTGATTGTAAAATGACAAATAATCCACGTTTAACTGATAATAAAACCATTCCTGAAATAGAAAAGATGTTCAATTTGAAATTCAATGTTTTAGTAATTGATTGCGAAGGCTGCTATGAACATATTTTCAAATATTTAGGAAAACATGATCTTCTAAAAAATATTCAAAAGATATTTATTGAGTGGGACGGTAAATTCCAAGAATATTTTTTAGAAAAACATGGTTTCATTCTCATTGATTATATTGAACATTCTAGCTTGACCAAAGGCGTGAGAACATATTTAAACAAAAACTATGTGAAACGTCTATAATTTATCTAATTCTTTAGCCTTCTTTGGTTTATATAAAAATGATTTTTTTCAATAAAAAAATGACGATGAGAATATACACATAAATATGAAAAGAAACCGAAAAAGTAAAAAAGTGCGCAATAATCAAAGTCAAAAAAGAATAATAAAGAAACGATACATACTTGCTAGTTTTTCAGTTGCAATTCATATAATCGGCGCATTATGGGTTTTGTATAAGATAATATTTGATATAGACGAATGGCTAGAAACGATGAATCTTACAAGAACTTTTTTAGGGTATGAACATCATGAGCATAGACAATCTGTCATATTCAAAATTTGGATAACTGCCATTCAGATAAGATACATATTAACAGATTTCTGGGCGTTTTTCAATGCAATATCAAATCATTTACTATTAGAATTCACTATAAAAATGCATATGCTTGAAGGAGTGATCTGTAGCATTGTTTTTTTTCTTCATAATAGCGATGATTGTTTTGTATTTGGAATAATTTGCTGTTTCTGGACAGTCATGTGGTTTATTGCATTTCTGTTCATTGCATTCGGCGACGCGAAGAAGAAGATTGATGAAAAACGAGAGAGTGTGATTCTCAATAGTCCAAACCAGTATAGTTATGAAAAGTGTGATTGGAAATAATTTATTTAAAAAATATGGATTCATTTATATAAAATGAAAATTGAAGAAATTGAAGTTGAAGAAAAGAAGACGGATCCTGATTCTAAACTTGAACCAAACCGTGAAAATGGATATGATTTTCCTACTTATAGATGGACACAGAATGCAAAGGATGTGACTATTTTTATACCGATCTCAGACGAAATAAAATCAAAAGATATTAAGGTAAGTTTCACAACAAATCGGCTTTGTGTTTCTATAAAAGGTGATGTGTTTTTCAATGGTTCTACGATGGAACTTTCACATTTAATAAAACCAGAGGATTGCACCTGGTTTATTGATAGTGATGAGAAGAGAACTCTAATTATTGAATTGGACAAGAAGAAATTTGATGAGTGGTGGGTGTGTATAATGAAAGGTGATCAGGAAATTGATGCGTCTAAAATTCGTCCTCCCAATGCACAGATTTCGGATTTAGATTCATCGACAAGGGCTACGATTGACAAGATGATGTATGATGAAAAGATAAAACAAGAAAACGGATTCTATAAGGATCGTGTTTAAAATCTTTTTTTATATTTAAGATATTGAAAATATAAAAAATAAAATCAATGGATTACGCTGATGACGACGGTGAATTAATCTATTTTTTGGGCGGAGCCAAAAATGAAAACGACAGGGATTTTTATTCACAGGTGTATAAATATTATTATAATAGAGGTTTCTATCCAATCTTATTTTTGAACCTATCTGAACTATGGCTATTAATATTTAGCATCGCATTTTTTCTATTCTTTTTTGCATTTATTGATTGGGTGAAATTATTGGAATGTAAAATAAACAATTGCGGAGATATAATGAATTACATTGATATAAAATTTACTCCTTTTGAAATTTTTATTTTAATCATTGGCATAATGTTTTTATTATATAAATTTACTGTATTCATTCCAAAGATGAAAAATCTGAACAATATATATAACTATTATACAAAAACACTTGAAATAAAAAACAATGAGTTGTATTCACTTGATTGGACATTTATTCTTGACAGGATTGTAAAAACTAGCAATAAACCTCTTAATGTGATAAATCTGACGAATAAAATAATGCGAAAAGAAAACTATATGATTGCGCTTATTGAAAATAAAATAATTGACATTCCTAATTTTGTCTACACGAAACAGATGGATGAAAATTTGAAATACATTATACTGAATGATTACAACGACATCAATGATATGGATCATTTGAAACTGAAAAGGAAATTCATCATGTATGGGATCCTTAATGTTGTTCTTTCATTCGTAATTCTATTATTTCAGATCGGATATTTTTTAACAAGTAATATTAATGATTTCTACTCAAGTAAAAACATAACAGGACCTAGGCGATATACTACTTTGGCAAAAATTAAATTCAGAGAATATAACGAATTGGCGCATTATTTTGAAGAAAGAATTAATAAATCAATGAAATACGCCAATAAATACAATGCACAATTTGAATCTCCTAATATGGAAATAGCTGGTAAATTTATTGGTTTGATTTCAGGAGCATTTTTTATATTCTTCCTGATTATTTCAATACTAGACGAGAATGTGCTTTTGTATGTGACATTCTTTGACAGAAGTTTGTTATTTTACATGGGAATCATAAGCGCGATTTCATCATTCACAAGAACGATGATTCGTAATCCAGAGGATAGTTTGTATGACCCTGTTGGCTACATGGAAAAAATCATTCAACACACGCATTATTGTCCCAAAAGTTGGACTGATAAGTTCAATAAACATGAAGTTCGGAATGAGTTCTTATCACTGTTTCAATATAAGATTGTTATTTTTTGTCACGAATTAATTAGTATATTTGTCACTCCATACTATTTGATATTCATCTTACCGAAAAAAAGCAAGAGAATCTGCGAATTTATCAAAAATAGAACAATTTACATTGATTGTATTGGATATGTTTATAATACATATGATGAGCGTAATCTTGACGATAAAATGAAAAGTTCTTTTTTATTTTTTAGTCAGAATCATCAGAACTCGGCTATAATGATGTCGTCAATTTGAGAAATGAATTTTTTATATGTTTAATATCTATTTATCACCATACAAAATTCTTATTTTAATTCAATAAACTTTTTATTTTTGTTAAATAAAAAGTGTATAAATGGAATATAATGAACAACAAGAATTTATCAATATAGTCAAAAAAATATTCATAAATGTCAACATTTT